CCGTCCATGATTACTGGACAAATGCGGTCTAACTTCGCAACGTCTCTCGATACCTGGCATGTGGCCCAGGATTTCGCAGCGTTGCCACTTCTCAATGCGACGTTTATTGAGGAAAATCCACCGATTGATCGTGTGATTGCGGTTCCGACGGAACCGCATTTCCTCTTCGACGCATACTTCAAACTCATCTGTGCCAGACCGATGCCTACCTATTCGGTTCCTGGCCTGATTGATCACTTCTGATGCCCCTTCCGGTAGCATCAGCATTTGCCGCAGCGGCCTTACCCTCGCTTATTAGCGGGATAGGCTCTTTCTTCGGCGGCAAAGCAAAAAATAAAGCCGATCTTAAACGGATGAAGCTCCAGCAGGACTTCGAAGAGCGCATGTCGAGTACCGCTTATCAGCGGTCTATGGCGGACATGCGCCTGGCGGGGCTCAATCCGATACTGGCTTATAAACAGGGCGGGGCTTCGACCCCGTCCGCGACGGCCTTACCGGCTGTCGATAAACTCGGCAAAGGTATTCAGAGTGCCTTGGCCGTGCTCCGGTTAAAACAGGAGCTAAAAAATCTCAAAGCAACCGAGCATAAAACGAAAGCGGAGGAATTGCTCATTGGTGCTATGGGATCGAAGGCAATTGCCGATGGTCAAATATCCCATAATGCGGCCTACCTGACTGGGTTGGACGCGAACTTGAGTAAAACACTGGGGTTCAACGTAACTAATGCGAATAGCGCCGTTGCCTTGGCCCTGAAAGGGACAGGCATGATAAAGGGCGCGATTGAAGGAGCAAAATAATGACGCCGTTACATAAATTACCAAGGAAAGAACCAACAGTAAGCCGGGCAGCTTTTAGAGCCCGGCATCAATTGTCGTTCGAGGGTACTATCTCGAAGACGAAACAGAGCATGAAGGATGAGTGCGATATTAATAAAATTCTGAAACGCGGGGCTCAAACTGGAATGATCGACCATGTCAACAGGGCCCAGGGGTCCATCCAGGACCTTTCTGGGGCTGTTGACTATAAAACGGGGCTCGATCTCATCAATGCCGCTAGGGACAGCTTCATGGCGCTTCCAGCGGCTGTTCGTGATGAGTTCGATAATTCACCTGGTAAATTCTTGGAATTTGCCGATAACCCCGAAAATAGGGACAAGATGATAATGCTTGGCCTAATGGAAAAAGCAGCGCCTGATGAGGCTTTAGCCGATAAATTGATAAAAGGCGTTGCGAAGCAACTGGGGATACCAGATGAACCTGATGAGACAACGCGTAAGAAGACGGTTGCGGGAGCAGATGCGGACACAACCGAAACGGGCGACAAATAGGAGCCCGTCACAGTACTCACTTGATGTAACTGTGCGGACTGACACCTCAGTCCGAAAACATGAAAAGGAAAAATCATGAAATATGGTAAAAAACGCTCAAGAATAAGCAAGAAAAAATCCAAACGGCTGTTCAGTCGAACAGCGTCAAAGGTGAATAGTAGGAACCGGATTACCAGTAGGCCTATGCGTGGCGGTATCCGGCTGTAATGCCTTGTTACCGACCGCTAAAAGCATGGCGGGCGAAGGAAGGCGGTGTAACCTTTATACGGGCAACCGCCTTCGTCGACCTGCCTTTAAGTCTGCCTTGTGGTCAGTGCATCGGGTGCCGCTTAGAGCGGTCCCGACAGTGGGCTGTTCGATGTGTACACGAAGCCCAAATGCACGAAGAAAATTGCTTCATTACCCTCACATTTAATCCCGAGTGTCTCGAAAAGAGAGACAACCCGTGGTCTGTAGATGTGCGTGATTGGCAACTTTTCATAAAGAGACTAAGAAAGAGGTTCGGCCCGGGAATCCGTTTCTTCCACTGTGGAGAATACGGGGAATACTCGGGCCGACCTCACTATCACGCCTGTCTGTTCAACTTCGACTTTCCTGATAAGCAAATATGGAAAGTGAACAACGGGCAAAAGCTGTATGTCTCAAAAATACTCGAAGAAATATGGCCTGACGGCTTCTGCACCGTAGGCTCTGTTACCTTCGAGAGCGCGGCCTATGTGGCCCGCTATATAATGAAAAAAATAACCGGGGAGAGGGCGGTTCGTCACTACGAACACCTCGATCCGGTAACTGGTGAAATCACGCAGCTGAACCCTGAATATACGACTATGTCGCGCCGTCCTGGTCTTGGCCATGGATGGTTAAAAAAATATGAAAGCGACGTTTATCCGAGCGATCAAATAATAATAAATGGAAAAATTCTCAAACCTCCTCGATACTATGACAATCAATTCGAGATAATCTGCCCTGATACTGTGACGGCCATTAAAAAAACCCGGATACGTAGGGCAAAAAAACAATCAAAAAACAACACTGTTGACCGCTTGGCGGTCAGAGAATTCATTCAAAACCAAAAACTAAAGCAACTTCCCCGAAATTATGATAAGGAATAAGGGCTATGCAACTAAAACTATTCACGGTGTACGATAGAGCTGCGCAGGCGTATATGACGCCGTTCTTTCTACTAACTAAAGGCCTGGCTATCAGGTCCTTCTCTGAAACCGTCAACGACCCAAATCATAACTTCGGAAAATATTCCGAAGATTTCACGCTCTTTGAGCTGGGATCGTATGACGATCAAAAATCAAAATTCGAAATTTATCCGGCCCCAGTAAGTCTGGGGGTCGGTGTCGAATTTAAAATACTTCCAGACCCGAGAGAGCTGTCGCTCAGCGAGCATGGTCTGGAAATGGAACATACAAAAGGCGAATGATCATGAAACAGCCATCTGTAATGAGCCACAAATTCAGCGAGGTTCCCCGAGCTGATATACCGCGATCGAGCTTCGACCGATCGCATGGGCTAAAAACCACTTTCGATAGTGGTTTTCTTGTCCCTATCTTTGTCGACGAGGCGTTGCCCGGCGACACCTTCAACCTTAACATGACGGGCTTTGCGCGGCTGGCAACGCCGCTTCATCCATTTATGGATAACCTGTTCATGGAAACGTTTTTCTTCGCCGTGCCCAATCGGCTCCTGTGGAGCAATTGGCAGAAATTTAACGGCGAGCAAACAGATCCGGGCGATAGCACGGACTTCCTCATCCCAAAAATAACTACACCAGGGGGCGGTTGGCCGAACGGGACGTTGTACGACTACTTCGGCGTGCCGACCCAAGAAACTGCCTTGGAGGCAGTGAATAACCTCGTAGGTCGTAGTTATAACCTGATATACAACGACTGGTTCAGGGATGAAAATCTACAAGACAGCGTACGGGTCGATCTGACGGACGGTCCCGACCTCGCTGGCAATTATCAATTACTAAGGCGCGGGAAGCGTCACGATTATTTTACATCGTGCCTGCCGTGGCCACAAAAAGGCGATGCCGTGGAGTTACCGTTAGGAACGACGGCAAACGTCTTCACCGACGCGGGTAACGCGGTCGATGTGAGCGTTTGGTCAACGGCTAATACGGCCTATCATAAACTGGGAGCACCCGGTGCGTTGGTGGACCTCTCGGCGATAGCTGGCGTCGCCGGAGATAAGCTTTATGCAGACTTGTCTACTGCATCAGCGGCCACTATTAACGCTATCCGGCAGGCCTTCCAAATTCAAAAACTTTACGAGCGGGACGCCAGAGGCGGTACCCGCTATGTTGAGGTCATAAAAAGCCACTTCGGGGTTACGAGCCCGGACTTTAGGCTCCAGCGTCCAGAATATCTGGGCGGTGGCTCGTCGATGATTAATATCAACCCGGTGGCTCAGACTTCAGAAACGGACCTCAACACACCACAAGGCAATCTTGCTGCCATAGGCACCGCGGCCTTTTCAGGCCACGGCTTCACAAAATCATTTACCGAGCATTGTACATTGATCGGATTGGTCAGCGTTCGCGCGGACCTTAACTACCAGCAGGGGCTCAATAGAGCGTGGAGCCGGCAGACCAGATGGGACTTCTATTGGCCGGCCCTTGCACATATCGGCGAGCAAGCCGTCCTCAATAAGGAAATCTTTGCGGACGGCAGTGCCGCAGACCAGACGGTCTTCGGCTATCAGGAACGGTTCGCCGAATACCGCTACAAGCCGTCCATGATTACTGGACAAATGCGGTCTAACTTCGCAACGTCTCTCGATACCTGGCATGTGGCCCAGGATTTCGCAGCGTTGCCACTTCTCAATGCGACGTTTATTGAGGAAAATCCACCGATTGATCGTGTGATTGCGGTT